ACATGGCTACCTACACTTCTTAAACGAGGGGGGACTACTGTGGCTTTCACAGGCATCGTTCCAGATCTATATTCAGACGTTAATACTGATGCTATCACGAAATACTATGATAAGGTTTGGTATATCCAAAATCCTTATTCTAATGCCGCTCTTTTCTCAGGGGGCAATAACTTGGTTATGCCCGATGGGACAACTCGGTTCTTCAGCAAGACGTTTAACCTGAGAAACAAATTGCTGCGATACGATTCATCTATTAGTGCTGGACTCACGTCAACAAATTACAACCCAGTTATGTTACTAGGGTATGTATACTTGGACGGCTCAACACCCGATACTGTGACTACTCAAATTGCTATGTCCTTTGATTCATACATGGATTACCAGGACGCGTAAAAAAATATTAAGAGAACCCTACTCTCGCGAAGCGTAAGGTGCGCGGCGGGTAGCCGCGAGTGAACGTGTGCGGCGAAGCACACTGAACGACACGTGACTTTCTATAACTAACACACTATTATAATGAGGGAACCTCATTATAATATAAACACCAGACTGACTAACTCAAATCACTCCCCCCGTCCTCATCCTCTAATAAATAGTCGTCTCCCCGAATCTTAAAAACACGCCACCTATCTGCCGACAGATTCTCTCGCTCTTGTGGGGGGAAGTTCGCGAATATAAATATATGTGGCGCGTTGAAGACTTTGTTCCCCGTTTCATACTTCGTATTACATATTAAGCCATTCTTAATTTGTTCCACTGCTGCGTAAGAGATTCCTGCCTTGGACGCTCTTGGTATGTCCCATATCACCGCTTTCGTATTATCCATATCGGCATTGAAAACCAGGTTGACTAGATCGCCTGCTTTACCTCCATTACAAAATAGCACACCGTATTTCATATACATGTATTTACAGAAGGCACTTTTCCCGACGTTCCCTGTATCCTCCCAAAACCAATAGACTGTTCGGTCATCAGGTTCCGTTAAGAATATTTTCTCAATATGCTTTTGATACGGTCTAAGTTTCTCAATTACTTTTACAGGCTTCGGAAAACCATACTCATACACACTGCCCGTTCGTGTCTCGGCTTTACCACAGTAGGCTGCAGCGGCATCTTCATTGCGGGTCTTCTCCCAATGGATCTCCTTCGGTAATTTAAACTCACTGAATCGCATAGACTTTTTCAACCATACATTTCCTTGTAAATGCTTTGTCCCGGACTCACCAGTTTCTTCTTGGAATCTGTATTTTAAGGCAATAACCTTAAAAGTGGTCTCTATTCTTTCTATGTCTGTTGCTGTGTAGTTGTTATAAGTAAAAAACCAAGTTTTTAGTTGGTTGCCTTGCTTATTGGGCGGGGAAGAATGTTTAGTATTACCATTCTTCCCGTCTCTATCGGTCTCTATTTGTATCATTGTATATACTTATAGGGGCCGTGCTTTTAAGTTCATTTAATTACTTAGTTATTAAAGCATATAAAGGAAAAAGAGGACATATTATTTATAATATGGCCAAGTTTAAGAATCGCAGGATGCGTAAACCGAGAAGTAGTAAGGCGAAACGTGTCGCCAGGAAGGTGAAGAGCCTCTCCAGCGACCGAGCATTTCGCGTAGCCGTCCAAAAGGCAATCAACAAGGATGTTGAAAACAAAACTATTTATACTCAGCAGTTTAATACGTTTTTTAATAGTGGTATGACTACCGCGGCTGACTGTTTACAGGTCGTCGCCAATATGGGCAACGGCACAGCCGATTTTCAAAGAATCGGCGATCAGGTCAGAGCACAGCGTCTCCGCATCAAGGGTCATTTCATATCCCGGTTTACCGGGTCTGCAGGAACCACTTATTACCAAAATTGCCGTATCGGTGTCCGTATTTTAGTTGTTCAACCGAAAATGTATACGGATTTAACCACCATACAAAACAACGCTACTACATGGCTACCTACACTTCTTAAACGAGGGGGGACTACTGTGGCTTTCACAGGCATCGTTCCAGATCTATATTCAGACGTTAATACTGATGCTATCACGAAATACTATGATAAGGTTTGGT